AAGAGCGTTCATACTTCAAACCATTCAACTATCCGTGGGCGTATGATGCTTGGTTGAAGCATGAACAATCGCATTGGTTACACACCGAAGTTCCTATGTTGGATGACGTTAAAGATTGGAAGAAAAAGTTATCTGCCGAAGAAAAACAATTCTTAACACACATCTTTAGGTTCTTCACACAAGGCGACATTGATGTGGCTGGTGGTTATGTTAAAAACTATCTACCGTACTTCCCACAACCAGAAGTTCGTATGATGTTATTGGGATTCGCAGCCCGCGAAGCATTACACATCGCTGCTTATTCACATTTGATTGAAACATTAGGTTTACCCGACTCAACATATAACCAATTCTTGGAATATGCTGAAATGAAAGAGAAACACGAATATGTCATGGACATATCTGCTCAAAACACAACTAAAGAAAATACAGCCACACATATTGCAGTATTCAGTGCTTTCACAGAGGGTATGCAATTATTTTCATCCTTTATTATGTTATTGAACTTCCCCCGCCATGGTAAGATGAAAGGCATGGGACAGATTGTTACTTGGTCTATTGTTGACGAAACTCAACACGCCGAAAATATGATTAAATTGTTTAGAACGTTTATTGAAGAAAATCGTGAAATTTGGAACGATGAACTGAAAGAACGCATTTATTCCATCGCTGAAAAGATGGTTGAATTGGAAGATAAGTTTATTGACTTGGCCTTCTCTATGGGAGCAATGGAAGACTTATCCTCAGAAGATGTTAAAAAATATATCAGATACATTGCTGACCGCCGTTTAATCAGTCTAGGCATGAAAGGTATATTTAAAGTGAAACGTAATCCTTTACCATGGGTAGAGGAAATGATTAACGCACCAACACACACCAACTTTTTCGAGAACCGAGCTACAGATTATGCTAAAGGTGCATTGTCCGGTAACTGGGGTGATGTTTGGGCATAGCATAGGAAAACATATGAATCAGAAAGCTCTTACTGGCGATTGCATCAACTGCGAATCCACATTTGAATTAAATTTTTACAAAGAATACGTATCAACCGACCAACCTAAATTTTGTCCATTCTGTGGCGAAATTGTTGAAGAATTCACCGATGACTATATAGAAGAAGAATATAGTGAAGAGGATGATTCGGAGTGGGACAATTAGAATGGAAACACAATAATGAAATATTCACCGAAACTCATATTGACAACAATATCGGTTTCGTGTATATTATTGAAAATGTATTATCTAATAGAAAGTACGTTGGTAAGAAACTATTCTGGTCATCAAAGACCAAACAAGTCAATAAAAAGAAAAAGAAATTTAAAGTTCCTTCTGATTGGCAAGAATACTATGGCTCAAGTGAAGAACTTAAAAAGGATGTGGAAACATTCGGCAAAGAGAATTTCACTCGAACCATCATTCACCTATGTAAATCAAAAGGTGAGTGTTCATACTTAGAAGCAAAAGAGCAGTTTATTCGTAATGTTATTGAAAGTGATGATTACTACAATACCTGGATTATGGTACGTGTAAGGAATTCCCACATCAAAGATTATATTGAGAGAAATAAGTATGAAGCAACCATTCCTACAGATTAAAGAAAATAAATGTGATGCGATTTGTATTATGCCGTCTCCTGATAGTAAGGAACAAACCGTAATACATGGCTTGACATATGTTGAGATTGGTGATAATATTGGGTCTTCTACAATGGGCAATTCTTATGATATTGTCACCTTTAGGGAATCTGACGAGGGATTTTATGATAAGGAACATTATCAGGCTATTTTAGTATGTCCTTATACATATAGTGAAAAAGTAATGAAAGATGGGTTCTTTGGCATTATAGCTAAACGAACCACAACTTCAGAAGATGTATTAAATTTGTATTTGAATAAAATTGATTATTTAATTGGAGATGAAGATGTTGAACAAAAGTGAATTGAAAGAAATATTGAGCAAGAGTATTGCAACAGTTGTTTTTGAAAAGAAAGATGGCACTATTCGTGAAATGAAATGTACTCTAAAAGAAGACATTTGTTCTTTAAAAGAAAACATTACAGAAACACATCCAACCACCATACATCGTAAAGAGAATGACAATGCTCTTTCTGTGTGGGATATGGAGAAATCAGCATGGCGGTCATTTCGTATAGATTCAATCAAGGAAGTTAGTTTATCATAATGCGTATTACAAGTGTAAAAGAAGCGGAACAGAAGGTATCGTCTGGTGGTGAACCTGATATGAAATCGGGTGTTAAATTATCCACTGCGCTTAATTGGTATAGTTATTATAAAGACCCAAAAGATAGTAAGAAATATCTTATTCATTATATGACCGTACATAATCATCCAAAAGAAGATATCGTCACACTTACCGGACTAAAAGAAACTAATTTCTCAAACGTTGGGTTTGTGTGTAGGTTGACTGAGCGTGGATTAGTATTGGAGAAACACCAACTAACGTGGTTATCAGACCGCATCAAATTCTTACTAAATGTAGCTAAGACTATCAAAGAGCAAGATGAAGAGGATGATAATAAACCTAAGGTTAACATCCAGGAACGCATCCATGAACAATCCTCAGAGTTTATAGGCGAACTTGAAGGATTCCTTGATAATTACAAAGAAACCATTAATACGTATGAATGGATGGCAACCAATGGCGTCAAGGCACCACATGCTCGACTGATTGTTTCTCACTTTATTCCAAAATTAGTTGAACCTGTACTGGTATTGTCCGGTAAAGCTTCCGAAGACTTAACCGAAGCGTATAGTTGTTTCACTAAAGCTAATATTAAGAAATTTGTTGCTTTCATTCAACAAATCATTGATGATGCTAATCGGATTGTTAATAATTCTAAGGTTACTCGTAAACCTAGGAAATCCAAGAAGCCATCAGCTGATAAGTTGATAGCTAAAATGCAATATAAGAAAGAAGATATTGAATATAAAGTGGTGAGTGTCAATCCTATTGAAATTATTGGTGCCCAGCAGTTGTGGGTGTTTAATACCAAGACAAGGAAATTAGGAGTATATAATGCGGAATCTCCAAATAGTCTAACTGTCAAAGGAACTTCAATTTATGCCTATGAACCCAATACGTCAAGCTCTAAGACACTCCGCAAACCAAATGATGTATTACAGGACCTTGTCAAAGCAACAGAACGCAAATACAAATCCACATTTGAAGGAATCAACTCAACAAAACAAGAGTTGACAGGACGAATTAATGCTGATACCATCCTCTTAAAGATATTTAAATAGGATATAAAATGATTTTAGTTGACTTGAACCAGGTATTATTATCTGGTCTGATGGCACAGATTGCCGGTCAGAAAAACACAAAATATGATGAGGATTTGATTCGGCACTTAATTCTAAACATATTACGCAACCATATTAAGAATTTTAAATCAGAATATGGTGAAGTTGTACTATGTTGTGATAACCGCAACTATTGGCGCAAAGAAATCTTCCCATATTACAAGGCCGGCCGTAAAAAGACAAGAGAGAAGTCAGATTTAGACTGGCATTTGATTTTTGACATCTTAGGCAACATCAAAAACGAGTTAAAAGAACACTTTCCCTACAAAGTGATAGATGTTGATGGTGCTGAAGCTGATGATATCATCGGAACACTAGCTCCGAGACATGTGATGCACGAAAATGTGTTGATTTTGTCTTCGGATGGTGATTTCCTACAATTGCAACAGTATAATACTAAAGAAAATAAGTTTAGTATTAAACAATATAATCCAGCACAGAAGAAATTGATTAAATCTGCTAATCCTTTAGCTGAATTGAAAGAAAAAATCATCAAAGGTGACAAAGGTGACGGTATTCCTAATATATACTCACCTGCAGACTGTTTTGTTCGTGACCTTAGACAGAAACCCATCACCAAAGGTACGTTATCTAAGTTGATGGCTGAAGATTTTTCAAATTATTCAGATGAAAATATCAAAATTGGGTTTTCTCGTAACCAATTACTGATTGATTTACGTCATATTCCAACGGACGTAAAAGGTCGTATATTGGAATCGTATGAAAATGTTAAACCTGCACCAAAAAATAAGTTACTTAACTATTTTC